GCTATATCCATGAATTCTGGTCGAAGGTTTCCATCAAAGGTTCCGAAGTCAGCATCACATCCGAGATTACTTTTAAATTTTAGATCATTATAAAGTTTTGCCCATTGAGGAGAGGTTGAATTTATTCCCACAGAGTGAAACATTGTTCCTTGAAATTTTGTCCATTCAGTTTTAAATTTTCCGAGATATTTCTTGAGCAAGATAACTTTATCAAAGGGTACATTCTTAAAAACTCTAGGCTTATCTACTTTATTGAGTGGGCGAACTTCATCTTTTAAACAATCTTTATTAATTGAAAGGGTTCTAAATCCAAGTTTTGCAAGTCTTTCAGTTTCTTCTATACTTTTGAACAATTCTACAGTATCAGGATTTCCAAAATCAAATTCGCGATAAATATTTCCGTCGGTATCATGTTGATATTTTATAAAATGTTCTTTCTTGTGAGCATGACCTTTACTAGTTTGTGCCCATGGAATGCCAGCAGAAGTACGCATATCTAGAGGATGGGAATCGGTATCAAGGGGATTTCCATTAAGAATTTCATAATTAGAGGATATTCCAATATTCTTGTCTTCAAATTGTTCAATATAGTATTGACTTAAATCAGATTCCATTGATTCTAAAATTGTAGGATCAATAGTATTTTTAAAGACTTTTCCGAATTTTTCAGTTCTTGTAATGAGTAAATTTGGTTGTCCATGAGCATCAAGACGAAGGGTCGATTTGTCTTGTACTTGAGTTGTTGATAAATGAGCAGGTGCATGTTTTACTTCAAATGAACCGTGGAGAGGATGTTTTATTATTCCAGTTGAAGCAGCAGGTCGAGCAAAATATGTAAGTTCACCTAAGTACTCAAAATTGCCATTAGGCAAGTTCGAGGTAGGGATTGCCACATCTTGTATCTGATTCATCAAGTCTACAATAGGAAATTTTGAAAATTTTTGTTCAATAACTAATTCTGAAAATTCTTCTTTTGCGATGACTGGAATAAGTGAGTCTATCAAATCCTTGGTTACAATTGCAGAGAAAGCACGATCTTCCGCTCCCACTACATGAAATCCAATAATCTTCTTTTTAATCGAAGTATTAAATGCAACCAAAACTCCACCACAATCGCCAGCGGCGGTTACAGGAGCTAAAGTAGAAGTAGCTTGGACTTCATATAGTTTTTCATACATTTTAACTCCAGTCTTTTGGAGACAAATTTGTTTATGATTAACAGCAGATGCAGTTACAAGTTGACACAGACCAAGGATAGGTAAATGCTGGAGGACATAAATCTTTTCATTAGCAAACTTAATATATTCATCATCAGAGATAAGGTTATTATAAAAGCGTTGATTAAAAGTTACATGTTTATCTACAAATTCCCATACAGCTACGTCACGATTATCTTTCTTACCAACTAGGGTCATAGGAATATCTACAATTTTTCCATTAATTACAATTTCAAACGAATAAGTAGCACTAGGATCAGCAGAAGTATGAAGATGAGCTGGAGTAGCTATATATTTTCCAAAGGGATGTCCGTGGAGGGTATAACATTTTGTTCCAATTGTTCTTTTACATTTTAAAGTATTTTTAACTACTGCTGAGAAAAGATCACGTGAACCGCAATCTAAAGCATGTTGTTCAACTCCGGCTACAATTTTTGAAATTTTGATCTTTTCTTTATGTTCTGAACCAGGATTATGTCCACCAAAATCATATTCTTCAGACAATTCTTGAGGAGTAGCAAGCCAATCAGCAATTTGAAGTTTTGTGGGAGGTATAAAAACAGGAGTAGGTAAATCAATGTTTCCTTCTTGGTTTAAAGTTCTCTTAACCTTTGCAATTCGTTCAGCTTTTGGTGATTCTTCTTGATAATAGGGTTCTTCATTCATACTAGATTTACGCCAGTTATTAGTACTCTGCTGTTTATTAGCAGATTTACTTGAACTTTCTTCTTCTCTACGAGGTACACGCCAGTTATTAGGATATTGTCGTCTATTAACATTCTCTTCTGGAGACTCTTCTTGTTTTAGAGAGCGTTTAGTTTTAGGCATTCGTTCAGCTTTAGGAGATTCTTCTTCTCGAAGAGTTCTTTTATGTATTGCCATTCGTTCAGCTTTTGGAGATTCTTCTTCACGATAAGTCAGGATTGTTCCAGCAGTACTTAAGACATCAACATCTGGGGTAATTTCTGATTCTGTACAGACATGTAAATCAAACCAATTTTTATAATATTTTAATTTTCTGGGATCAACTGCTTCTACGGGGAGAGCATGGGAACATTGACCATCACAAGCATCTTTACTACATGCTACACAGTAATCTTTCAAACAATAAGAACCAAATTTCGGGAATTCGATACATACATCCATATGATCACCAGGAACCATAAAATAACAATGTTGTTCATGAAATTTTTGTTGAATTTCTTGGAAATTCTCTACTGAACAAGCACAATTAGTACATGCTTCTGTCATTACAAAAGTTTTACACTTATAAATAATAAAAGCTCCAATACCTAAAATTACA